TCCAGCAAACCCGGCTGGGCCGTTGGTGACTTTTTCGGCGGCAGCGGTACCACGCTGATGGCGGCGGAGCAATTAGGTCGGACCGCCTACATGATGGAGTTTGAACCCCGCAACGTTGACGTCATAGTGAAGCGGTGGGAAACCTACACCGGGCAAAAGGCGGTGCTTTCCAATGGCTGAACTTGATAACTTGAGCCTTGAGGGTTTCGACCTGGGAGCCGCCCTCGGTATTTCCCCGGAGGCGGAGGCCGCAAAGAAGACGCCGCCCCCGGAGCAAGGCGGCATCAAGGTATCCCACAGGATGGGAGCAAGACAGCTCTGGCGCAAGGCGGCATCCGAAAAAGCCCTTGAAGACGCCATGCCCTCCTGGCATTTCCGGGAAGGGGATTGCTACCATTGCTTTTCTTTTGGAGACGTTGACAGTTTTTCCTTTTTCAAAATGGTTTTGCGGCAGCAGCCCATAAAATACGCCGCCATTTCAACGTGGTGCATGGCCGGGGAGGACGTTACCGACCTACGCAAGTGGCACGAAAAGGGCCTTGTCGGCAGAGTTGACTTTTTCATGGGCGAGATTTTCAAGGGCAGTTACCCGGACGTCTACGCCGCAACCAGGGAATTTATTGCAGAGTGCGGCGGACGGCTGGTCATTTTCCGAAACCATTCCAAAGTAATGGCCATTGAAGGGGAAAGGTTTGATTGCCTGATTGAGAGCAGCGCAAACATTAACACGAACCCCCGGAGCGAAAACACGGTGGTCACCGTTGACCGGGATTTAGTAGGAGCCTACATCCGGCTCTTTTCAGAGATTATCCCATTCAACCAGGACTGCAGGGCCGCACCCTACGAACGGAGGTAGACAGATGGCAGGGACAAACATGGGAATGTACCGGGTTGAGGTTATAGCCCAGCTTTTCGGCGTAACCGTCCGGCGGATTCAGCAGCTTACACAAGAGGGGGTACTCCCCACCACCGACACGGTGGAAGGGCGGCGGTATGATTTGGTCCCCACCATTCAGAGCTACGTCCAGTATTTGAGCGATAAGGCATACGGTAAAAACCGCTCCGAAAAGGAGACGGAGCTGCGGGAGCAAAAGCTCCAGGCGGAGATCGCCCTAAAGGAGAGCCAGGGCGAACTCCACCAGTTGAAGACGGCCATCGCCGCCGGGAAGTACATAGCGGTCGAGGAAGTGACGCTGGATTATCAAAAGTTTTTCGTGACTTTCAAAAAATTTGCCATGAGCCTCCCCTCCCGGATTTTGGACGCCATCACTGGGTTTTCTGAAATAGACCCGTTGAGCGCAAGGCGGCTCGACAAGATGATTCAGCACGAAATTCAAGGCTTGCTTGAGGCTTTCGTGGTCGCTGGCGTGACCGAAAAACCGAAGGGCAAAAATGCCAAAGCCTAGAAATTGGCGTATCAGAAAATACCTTGTGACGCCATACCAGAAAAAGGCTCTCGAATACCTACGCCCCCCGGAGGATATAAGCGTATCCGAGTGGGCGGAGAAATACCGGGTATTGGATACAAGCTCCGCCATACCCGGCCCCTGGAAGAACAGCAAGACCCCGTACCTTGTCGAGATTATGAACACTTTCCTTGATTCAGACGTTGAGGAAATTGTTTTCGTGAAGCCCACCCAGGTCGGCGGCACGGAGGCCATGCTCAATATGCTGGCCTACATAGCAGCCCAGGACCCGGCCCCCACGTTGGCGGTATACCCGTCGGACGAATTAGGGGAAAGAGTAGTAAAGAAGCGAATCCGCCCCATGATCTACGCCTCGCCGCCGTTGCGGCAGCGGTTTAGGGCAAGCGAATCCTCCACCTCTGAACTATTCTTTGAGGGCATGAGCATAACGGTCACCGGCTCCGGCAGTCCTTCCCAGCTTGCGTCGTTCGCCATACGGAACCTGTTCCTTGATGAGGTGGACAAGTACCCCGGCGCAACCAAAAAGGAATCGGACCCCATATCGCTGGCCAGGGAGCGGACCAAGACTTTCCGCAACAACCGCAAGATTTACATTACCAGCACCCCCACCCTAAAGACCGGCCACATTTGGAAAGCCCTGGAGGGGGCGGACATTGTAAAGCACTACTTTGTCCCTTGCCCCCATTGCGGCAAGTATATAGAGCTTATCTGGAAACAAGTGAAATTCCCGGATGATGAAGGTATGAGCTACGCAGACCGGGCGGAATTTGCCGCCTACGTTTGCCAGGAATGCGGGGCCGTGATCACCGACCGGCACAAGCCGGAGATGCTCCAGCACGGGGAGTGGCGGACCGTAGAACAGCGGACCCAATTCCCCCGCAAGGTCGCCTTTTGGATAAACACCCTCTATTCCCCCTTTGTGAGGTTTTCGGAGATGGCAAAGGAATTTTTAACCAGCAAGGACGACCCCGACGCTTTCCAGAATTTCACGAACTCCTGGCTTGCGGAGCCGTGGGAGGATACCAAGCTCAAGACAAGCGCAGACCTTGTCCTTGAGCGGCAGACCGCCCTGGCGGAGTACACCGTCCCGGCCTGGGCAAAGGTTTTGACCGCCGGGGTAGACGTACAAGAGACGTGCGTTTATTGGACCATACGGGCCTGGGGCAATTACCTCACAAGCCAGAACATAGCCCACGGACAAGCCGGCTCTTTTGCGGAGGTTGAGCGCATCATGAACCTCCAGTATATACGGGAGGGAACCGGGGACCCCCTGGTGGTTGCCCTTGCCCTGATTGACAGCGGCGACAACACCGATCTCGTTTATGATTTTTGCGCCAGCAATTCAGAATGGGCCTTGCCCAGCAAGGGCAGCTCCCACCCGATGGACACCCATTTTAGGCTTTCCAAAGTGAACCGCACCGATAGCAAAGCCTACGGGATGCCCCTGGCCATCATTGACACCGGCAAATACAAGGATATGATCGCCGGACGTATGAGGAAAGAGAACGGGACCGGGAGCTGGATGGTCTACGCCGGGTGTGATCGGACCTACGCCGAACAGGTCACGGCGGAGCATAAGGTCAACGTAAAGACCGCCGGGGGCCGCACCGTACAAAGCTGGGTATTGAAGACCACCCACGGGGACAACCATTTTCTCGATTGTGAGGTTTACGCCATGTGCGCCGCCGATATGATCGGGGCCAGGACATTCCACCTCCAAGAGGTTGAGGTCCAGGCCCGGACAGAGGCGAAGCCGGACCCGGACCCGGACCCGGCCTTTACCCCGGAAGAAAACTGGATAACCCAAAATGAAAATTGGTTAGGAGGATAGGCATGGCAGAGGAACAAAAGCAGCCGGAACGGCAGACCATAGCGCAGCGGCTCCTTGAGGTTGATACCGCTATCCACGCCGTCCTTTTAGGAGGCCAGAGCTACAAGCTCGGCACCCGCAGCGTTACCAGGGCGGACCTCGCCCTCTTGCGGCAAATGCGGGATGATTTGGCGGCACAGTTACAGACAGAGGACAACGGCAACCTCCTGGGCGGCGTTGTTGTTGCAGTATTTGAAGGGCGGTAGACCATGAACATTTTAGACAGGCTGATCGGCTGGATTAACCCGCAAGCCGGGGCGGAGCGGGAGGCATGGCGGCAAGCCCTTGAGGAAATGAGGCACTACGACGCCGGGAGTTACGGACGGGCAAACGCTAACTGGTATGCCATCAACCAGAGCGCAGAGACAACCGACCGTTACAGCCGGGATGTTGTACGGGCCAGAGCCAGGGACCTTGAGCGCAACAGCGACGTCATGGCCTCGGTCATAAGCCCCTTTATCCGCAACGTTGTCGGCAAGGGCCTGATTCTCCAGGCCGAAACCGAAAATCAGGAGCTTAACAAGGAGATTGAAAAGCTCTGGAAGGTTTGGACCAAAAAAAGAAATTGCGACGTTACCGGCACCCAAAGCCTAAACCAGATGCTCCGCATGGCCGTCCGGCGCAAGAAGGTGGATGGCGGCATCCTTTTCGTGAAGCGGTACACAAAGGGCGGCATCCTCCCGTTCAAGTTGCAGCTTTTCGAGACGGACGAACTGGACGCCTCGCAGATTGCCCCGAAACACCAGGGGAACCGGGTGGTCGGCGGCATTGAGTACGACCGATTCAACGCCCCGGTCGGCTATTGGATACGGCAATACACCCTTGACGGCATGAGCATTTCGGACCCGGTTTTTCTCAAGGCGGACGATGTGATTTTCTATTTCAGCAAACGCCGCCCCTCCCAGTTGCGGGAAATGAGCGATATGAGCCAAACCGTGACCCGTGTCCGGGACGTGAACGAATATATAACCGCCGTTTCGGTCAAGCAGCGGATTGAGGCTTGTTTTGGCATTGCCGTAAAAAGGAACTACCCCACCGGCGGCATTGGCCGGGTAAATCAGTACAGTGGCCCCGTCCAGACCTACGCCGGGAAGACCGTCACCCCCGGCATGATTCTGGAAATGAACCCCGGAGAGGAAATACAGGCCATCAACCCCCAGGGACAGGCAAGCGACGCCTCCAGTTTCGTCAAGCTCCTGCAGCGGCTTACCGGGGCGGGGCAGGGTATCAGCTATGAGGCCACGTCCAGGGATATGAGCCAAACCAATTACAGCAGCGCAAGACAGGGCCTCATTGAGGACAGCATGACCTATGCGGAGGAAGACGAACTGCTCCTGGATATTCTTGATGAAATTTATGAGACGTTCATCATTTCCGCCGTTCTTTCCGGGGCCTTGACCGTTCCCGACTTTTGGCAGCGCAAAGAGGACTATTTTAACCACCGTTTTGACAAGCCGCCCAAGCCCTGGATTGACCCCAGCAAAGAGGCGACCGCAACACAAATCGCCTTGCGTACCGGGCAACGGACCTTTAAGCAGATCGCCGCCGAAAACGGCTCCGATTGGCAAAAACAGGTTGACGATATATGCGAGGTTTTGAAGTACGCCAGAGACACCCACGGCATTGATTTAGGAGGTGTGATAGTTGGACAGAAAAAAACAGATGGCCTCTACGACATGGAGGACGGCGACCCGCCCCCCGGAGGCGATGCCGCGGGGGGGGCCGGTAGTCCTGCTCAAGGCGGGGCAGACGCCGGGAAAGACGGAGGACCTGATGCGGACGCTGGCGGAGATTCTGCCACGGCAGAGGGCGGCACCGGCAACGGGGACGGATAACCACCGCACCCTCGGCACCGCCACCCTCCAGCGCATGGAAGGGGAGGGGAACGAGCGGAAATTTACGCTTTCCTTTTCCTCCGAGGAACCCTACGAGCGGTGGTTTGGCCTTGAGATTTTGGACCACGCCCCCGGAGCGGTAGACCTCCAGAGGATAAACGAGATCGGCTGTTTGCTTTTCAACCACAACCGGGACGCCGTGATCGGCAAGGTCAACCGGGCATGGCTGGAGGGCAACCGGGGGATGGCGGAGGTGGAATTTGACACCGACGAACAATCGGAGGTCATTTTTCAGAAGGTAAAGAGCGGGACCCTTAAAGGGGTTTCGGTCGGATACCGCATAGATGCCCTTGAGGAAGTACAGGCTGGAAAGACAAGCGCAGACGGCAGATTTACCGGACCATGCGAGATCGCAAGGAAGTGGTGGCCCTTTGAGATTTCTATTGTTTCGGTACCGGCAGACGCCACCGTCGGCGTTGGCCGTGAGGCGGGGCAGCAAGGGAAAATTCCCTTGAGCGTCTGGGAAAGCCAACTTCAAATAAACAAAAATTCAGTAGGAGGTTAAGACCATGAACGAGAAGCAGAAAAGACGCCTTGCGGCTATCCAGCGTCAGCAGGCCCTGGTGGACGCCGCAAAGAACGGCAAGCGGCAGTTGACCGCCGAGGAGGAAGCCGAGATGCAGACCCTCCAACGGGAAATTGAGCAGCTCACCACAGAGATCGCCGCCGAGGAGGAGCAGCAGCGGAGCCTGGGCGGCGGCGGAACGCCCCCGGCGAACCCCACGCCCCCCGTTACCCCTCCCGCTCCCACCGGCGGACAGGATGAAGGGCAGCGGCAGCTTGAGGCGGAGCGCACCCGCACCCTCAACATTACCACCATGTGCCGGGATTTCGGCATCGAGGACGCCGACCTCCAGCGGTACATTAAGGACGGCACCAGCGAGGACCAGGTCCGGGCCGCTATCCTTGAGAAGCTCCGCCAGGACAAGCCCCCCCTCGGCACCGGCATCCACGTCACCGAGAGCGGGGAGGATGAATTTAGACGGGACGCCTCCGAGGGCCTCCTGCTCCGGGGCGGGGTTGAGCTTGAGAAGCCCTCCGAGGGAGCCGCCCACTTTTCCCACATGACCCTCCGGGACCTTGCCATTGAGTGCCTGGAGCGGGCCGGGGTTTCGGACGCCCGCCGCATGAGCAACGACGGCCTCCTGCAGGAGCTTTTCTCCCGGCAGTATTTCAACCCCACAGCGGCCTTTCCTTCCATTTTGGACAACGCCATCGAAAAGGCGTATGTCCAGGGCCACCGCACCGCCGCCGTCACCTTCGACCAGTGGACCCGCAAGGGCAGCTTGAAGGATTTCAAGACCCATGATAACAACTACCTCGCCGGTCCCATTGGTGACTTTTTGGAGGTCCCGGAGGGCGGAGAGCTGAAGAACGACAAGCCCACCGACGCCAAGCTCCCCACCCGCAAGCTGAAGACCTACGGAAAGCAGTTTACCCTTTCCCGGCAGGCGTTCATTAACGACGATATCGACCTCGTGACCCGCATCCCCGCCCGTTACGCCGCCGCCGCCCGGAGGACGATCAACACCCAGTGTTACACCATCCTCATGAATAACCCCCCCATTTACGACGGCAAGCAGCTTTTCACCGCTGCCCACAAGAACATCCTGACCACCGGCACCGGCATTACCCAGGCGGCGGTCCAAGCCATGATCCTGGCCCTTTCCACGCAGAAGGATGAATTTAACCAGCCTATCATCGTGCGGCCCGGAAAAATCATTGTTCCCGCCGGTCTGGACTTTGACATTTACACCCTGTTCAACAGCCCCACCATCCACACCGAGGGCAACACCCAGGCGGTCAACCCCTTGTACCAGTACCGGGACCTCCAGATTATCGCAGACCCGACCATTAACGCCCTGGCTGGCGGTTTCGGGAACGTCATGCCCTGGTTTATGACCGCCAACACGGCGGACAGCAGCTTTATTGAGGTTGACTACCTCAACGGCCAGGAGGTCCCCACCATCCGCCGGATGGAGACGCCCGGACAGCTCGGTTTCGTTTGGGACATCTACCTTGACTGGGGCATCAACGTTATGGATTTCCGGGGCTGCATCAAGAACCCCGGCGTCAAGATTAACAGCCCCCTGGGCTAAAGAAAGGAGCTAAACAGCCATGACGAAAGCGGAATACCTCCAGAGAGGCGAAAGCCTCGACTACACCAACGCCACAGAGGACACCATCCCCGACGGGGCGGTCGTGACCATTGGGAGCCGCATCGGCGTCACGGGTTGCCCCATTCCCCCCGGCAAGACCGGGAGCCTCCACGTTGTCGGCGTTTTCGAGATCGCAAAGAGCGGCACCGCCGCCGTTGAGATGGGGCAGACCCTCTATTTTGACGGCACCGGCGTAACCGATACCGCCGGGAATGTTGTGGCCGGATATGCCGCAGCACCCGCAGACGCCGCCGCAGAGACGGTCCTGGTACAGCTTAATGGCTGACCGGCTGATCGCCCTTGACCGCATCAAGGTCGGTTTCCGGGAGTATGGTCCGGGGGACACGCTCCCCCAGGACCACCCGGACGCCGCCGCCTGGGTAGAGAGCGGAGCCGCCACCTGGAGGCCGGAAGACTACCGGCCCCCGGCGTGGGTAAGGGCAAAGAGGGCAGCAGCTACCCCCGGCCTCCCCGGTACCGCCGTAGGCGGGGAGGCCACCGGGGAGGATTTGGTGGGCCGTGTACCCATGACAGAGCAAAGGAGGCGACGCCCGTGGGCTTGAGCTTTAAGGAAATTCTGGCGCAGGACGTGAAACAGGTCTTTTTGAACCCGGCGGAATTTGGGGAAACCCACCTTGTCAACGGGGAGCCTATGACCATCGTCCTGGACGACGTAGAGAACATAGAGCGGGAAAAGAAAATGAAGTCCCACATGGACGGCATTTATACCCGGCAAGTTTTCTTTTACGTTGCCTCCGCCGATTTTGGACCCCTACCAAAACAGGGCGGCATGATTGACCTCGACGGCCAGAAATACATCGTTGTGGACGCCACCGACGAATGTGGGATTTACGCCATAACGATGGAGGCCAACAAGAGCCACGGAGGCCGCAGGGCATGAGGCAGAGAATCGACACCGACCGGGGCCTGTTGGTCATTGAGTACGACGGCGCACTCGTTGACGCCGTAGGAGCGGCCCTGGGGGACCTTAAAAGCCAGCGTTTCAAGGTCCTAAAGAACGCCGTAAACGCCACCGCCAAACAGGCGCAAGCCGCCCTTGTGGACAAGGCGCAAGCGGAATATTCCGCAAAGAAGGGGCCTCTCAAAAAAGCCGCCTCTGAAATAAAAAAGGCCACCGATTCAAAACCGGAGGCCACCATCGGAGTAAAAGGCACTACGCTAGAATTGCGGGAGTTTAAGACCTCCGCCCCCAAAAGCGGAGCAAAGGCCAAAATTCTCAACAGCAGCACCCTAAAGCTCATTCAATCCCAAAAGGGCAGCAAGGCGAAAGCGTTTCTTGCCACCTTTGAGAGCGGCCACTCGGCCATCGTTCAGAGGCAGGACGGGGAAACATACCGGCGGGACGGCGCAAAGCGTCAAGCAAAATATGGCCGTCATATTGATATGACCCGCATAAAAAAGCTCCTTTCCATTTCTTTCCCGAAAATGGTCGGCGGCTCGGCGGTTTTGGGAGAATTGGCCCCCGATATTTACGACACCCTGCTGGAGAACGTGAACAAGGAAATTAGGAGGGTAATGCGCACATGAACACAAGAGAGTTACACATCGCCCTCCTGGATGATCTTGAGGACCTTTTTAAGGACCGCCCATTTAAGACCCCGCACAACACGATGGAAACCCCGAAAACCTACCCGCAGGAGCTGCCGCCAGAGGACGCCAGGAGCGAGGAAGACCCTTTTCCCTACATCATAGTGCGGCTTGACCAGGGCGGCGTGGATACCCCGACAGACCCACACAAGGCAAGGGTTATTTTGGTTATCGGCATCTATGACGATGGCACCGTCGATTTTAGAAAGCCGCCCCCGGAAGACGGGGAGTGGGACAACCGCAACTTTGGGACGATGGCCGTCCTGGAAGTAATTGAGCGCATACAAGAGCATTACGAAAAGCGGCCAGCCCTATGCGGCGGGAAATTCTACTTTGACGGCCCCTTTCATTGGGCCTTGCAGGATGAAAACAGTTTTCCCTATTACTACGGGGCCTGTGACCTCACCTTTACCCTTGCGGCACCCCGCAAAGAAAGGAGTAATTTCGTATGAGCAAGACAAAAAAGACCATGTACGTCGGCCCCACCCTTGAGGCCATCGCCGCCCGAAACACGGTCTTTGAGAAATTGCCGGACGCCCTGGAGGCGGCTATTAAAAAGCGGCCTTACCTTTCCGGCCTTTGCGTCCCCATTCCCAGCCTCGCAAAGGCCCTCCAGCAGATTGACCGGCAGCAGGGCAACATTTACACCCTATACAGCAAGGCGGAGTCCGAGAAAGCCGCCATTGAGAAAGGAGAGTAAGCAAGATGGCATTTCAGCATGGCGTCCGAGTATCGGAACAGCCCACCAGCCTGATCGCCCCCGTTTTGGGTACCGCAGGGCTGCAGGTCGTTTTCGGTACCGCCCCCGTCAATCTGGCGGAGGACCCCTATAACGTGACCAACACGCCGGTTATTGCCTATTCCTGGTCCGAGGCCGTGAAGAAGCTCGGCTATTCGGCGGACTACGCAAAATATACCCTTTGCCAGTCCATGTATGCCAGTTTCCAGCTTATCGGCGTTGCCCCGGTCGTTTTCGTCAACGTCCTGGACCCCAAGAAGCACAAGAAGAAAATCGACCCCGCAACGGTACAGGTTGAGGACATGGAGGCTCTTGTCCCCGTGACCGGCCTCCTGTTGGATACCGTAAAAATTTCCGTTCCCGCCGGGGATGGCGGCGGCGACCCCACCGCCCTGGCGAACGGCGCCGATTACCTTTTGAGTTTCGACGATGATGGTCAGGTGCTTATTACCTTGACCACCGCCGGGGCCGGAGCGGCAGCTACCACCCTCACCGTTGAGGGGACCGCCATCGACCCGGACGCCGTGGACGAAAACGACGTGATCGGCGTGAGCGCAACCGGCGGGGAAAAGGGCTTTGAGGTTTTGCGCCAGGTATACCCCAAACTGGGCATGACCCCCGGCCTTATCCTTGCCCCCGGCTGGAGCCACATTCCCGATGTTGGCATTGTTATGGCCGCAAAGACGGAGGAAATTAACGGCTATTTCCGTTGTGAGGGCTTTATTGACATTGACAGCACCGCCACCGGCTGCACCGCCTACGATAAGGTCAAGGTTGCGAAGGAATCCGCCGGATGCACCAACAAGCATATTATGGCCCTTTGGCCTTGCATTGCCGTCGGTTCCAGTTGGTTTTGGTACAGCGCAATCATGGGGGCCTTGACCGCCTACATTGACGCCAACAACGACGACGTCCCCAACCTTTCCCCCTCCAATAAGCTGATCGGCGTGACCGGCACCGTCCTGGCGGACGGAGAGACGGAGGTCGTCCTGGACCAGCTCCAGGGTAACGCCGTCAACAGTTTCGGAGTAACCACGGCGATCAACGTCAACGGCTGGCGCACCTGGGGCAACCGTTCCGCTTGCTACCCGGCCAACACCGACCCGAAAGATATGTGGTTTTGTTGCCGCCGCTTTTTCAGTTGGTGGGCCAACAGCTTTATTTTGACCTACTTCCAGAAGGTTGACGATCCGGCCAACGTTCGCCTCATTGAGACGATTGTCGACACGGAGAACATCCGGGGCGGAGCCTACGTTTCCGCCGGGAAGTGCGCAAGGGCTGAAATCACGTTCAACATGGACGAAAACCCCGTCACCAACCTGATTGACGGCAAGCTCACTTTCCACCAGTACCTCACCCCGTACCCCCCGGCGGAGGACATTCACAACATTCTGGAGTTTGACCCCTATGCGCTTGAGAGCGCACTGGGGGCGGCGGCAACCTAAAGGAAGGAGGAAATAACCGATGGCAATCGCAGGAATCCCCGAAGTCATTAACGACTTTAACCTTTACCTTTCCGGCAATAAGCTGGGCGGCATGACCGGCGAGGTTGCCCTCCCGGACTTTGAGGCCATGACCTCCACCACGTCCGGCAACGGCATCCTGGGCGAGTATGAGGCCATCATCCTCGGCCACTACGGCAGCATGGAGCAAGAGGTGCCTTTCCGTTGCATCAATGAGGACTATTTCAAGATGGTCAGCCCCAGCAAGGCCGTGGAGCTTACCCTCCGGGGGGCCATTCAGCAGTCCGAAAAGGACACCATGAACGCAGGAGAGGTCGGCATGAGGGTTGTTTTCCGGGGCCGTTGCAAGAAAATTGCAATCGGCACCGTGAAGCAGCGGGAGCAGATGGGCAGCTCTATCACCCTTGAGCTTACCTACATCATGGTTGAGATGGGCGGCAAAGAGAAGGTTTGCCTCGACAAGATCAACGGCATTTTCCGGGTAAACGGAGAGGACCAGCTCGCCGGAATCCGGGCATTGACCTAAAACAACAAGGAGGACAAGAGCATGGACACCGAGAAGAAAACCAACACCACCACGGAGCAGGACGCCGCCCCGGAGGCCCCGGCCATTATCCAGGACGCCGCCACCGTCACCCCCGCCCAGGCCCCGGAGGCCCCCGCCACGCCGGAGGCAACGGAGGACCCGGAGAGCTATGTCCGCTTTCACAAGCCCTACTTTTTCGAGGGCAACCACTACGCCGGGATTGACCTCAAGGCCATTGAGAATCTGACGGCAAAGGATATGTGCGAGGCGGAGAAGTACCTCAGCAAAAAGGGCATCATTTCCCCGCTCCCGGAAATGACGATGGAATACATCGGCTTTATCGCCAACCGGGCCACCGGCCAGCCCATTGAGTTTTTCATGAAGCTCCCGCCGAAGGACGCCACGAAGGTCAAGAACAAGGTAACAAGTTTTTTCTACGGCGAGGATTAAGGCCGGACGACGGCGACCGGCTCCGGGAAATTTGCGTAAACATGGCCTTGACCATGCACTCCGATTATTGCAAGTTCCTTGAAATGCCCGTTTTTGAGCTGATAAGGACGGTGGAAACGACACTAAAGGCGGTGAAAAAAATTGGCAAGCGCAAGCACAAGTAAAGAGTACAAGCTGGCCATTAAGATCGCCGGTGCCGTTTCCTCCTCCTTTGACAGCGCAATAGGCGAGGCGGGGCAGAAGATCGCCAACCTCGGCAGCATCGCCCAGGCGGCAGCAGCAACAGCCGCCGCCGCCTGGGGAGCCTTGAAGCTGGGGGAATTTATCAGCGACGCCGTAGACACCTACCAGGGCTTTGAGCAAGCAATGGCGAACACCTCCGCCATTGCCGGGGCCACCGGGGAGCAATACGACGCCTTGAGGCAAGCGGCCCTTGATATGGGCAAGGCTACCAGCAAAACGGCATCGGAATGCGCCGACGCCCTCGGTTATATGAGCCTAGCCGGGTGGGACGTGAACACATCCATAGCCAACCTTGAGCCGGTCCTCCGGCTTTCGGAGGCGACCGGCCTGGACCTTGCCCGATGTTCGGACCTTGTAACCGACAGCATGAGCGCACTGGGCCTGGAGGCAAAGGACCTTTCCGGCTATTTGGACGTTGCGGCGATGGCCAACAACAAATCCAACCAGACGGCGGAAATGCTCATGGAGGCTTACATAGCCGTAGGCGGTACCATGAAGGGACTAAAGGTCCCATTCCAGGACACGGCCACCGCATTAGGCGTCATGGCAAACCGGGGTATTAAAGGCTCGGAGGCCGGTACAGCCCTAAACGCCGTCATGACCAACCTCACCACCGGCGCAGGGCAAGCCGGGAAGATGATGGAAAAGCTCGGAATTTCCGCCTTTGACAGCGGCGGAAATTTCGTGGGGCTTGAGGAAACAATCCGCCGGGTATACGACGCCACAAAGGATATGACGGAGGAACAGCGCAACGCCGCTCTTGCCGCCATCGGCGGGAAACAGCACCTTGACGCCCTAAACGCCCTCATGGGAGGCTTGACCACCACCACAGCGGACGGCGCAATAGAGTGGAACGCCCTATCCGACGCCCTTTACAATTCCGACGGAGCAATGGCCAAGATGGCCGAAACCGTGACCAACACCTGGAGCGGTGCAAAGGCAAGGCTTGAATCAGCTATCCAGGACCTACAGATTAACCTCGTTGACACATTTGCCCCCTACGCAACCAGCGCAATAAACAGCGTAGCGGCGGCGATACCCAACATAACCGCCGCCATCATCCCGGCGGCACAAGGATTTGTTGACTACGCTATCCCACGGATAACCGCCTTTAAGGACCGGGCTGTTGAGCTTTTCGGGATGGCGTCCGAGGGAATC